GCAACCATTTGAGTGGACTGAGTCACTCTATGCTGCTTGGAACGCAAAATTTGGTATCGAGAAGCAGAAGAGGATGAACAATGCTATATCCGATTTGTGCAACGTCACATTGCAGGATTACACACGCAAGGACATCTTCGTCAAAGTCGAAGCACTTCTCGTCACTCACAAACCTAATTGGGCTCCACGTGTTATTTTCAAAGGTACAGATTTGTACAACGCCATTTCTGGGCCCATTTTCAATGAGCTCATGAGGCGTCTGGACCATTGTTTTGAACGCATGGAGGGACCATACAGGTATCACACGAGTTATCGCAAAACGCCAAGCGATTACACTCATCATTTGGAGAGACAAAATGACAACGATTTTTGGATCGAAGCCGACTTCAGCTCAAACGACAAGTTCCAATGTGCTGACGTGCAGCTCCTTGAGGTATCGTTGATGCGTATTATGGGTTGCCCGGAGTGGTTCATTCGCTTGCACTTGCGAACGAACACTTTCAAAGTTTACAACTCAAAATATGGCATCAGTGCCAAATTGGAGAATCAACTTCCAACAGGTGCAACTGACACTACGTTCAGGAACACTTGGTGGAATGCAATTATCTGTCACGCAGCCATGAAGGAGCTGAAGCCGGACAAGATGGTAGCTATGCTACTTGGCGATGACATGCTATGTCGTGCGACTGGGAAATGTCGTTATGTCGAGAAGATTTACACTTCCATTGCTGCTGAGGCAATGATGGAAGCCAAAGTCAAGCGGCACAACCAGTTGTGGACGGCGACGTTTTTGAGCAAGTTTTTTATACCTGCAGAGTGTAAGCACCTCACGGTCCCCATTTTGGGTAAAGCACTAGGTAGGTTTAACATGCGAGCTAACAAGAACCAAGCCGTTTCAGATCACGAATACATGGCTGGCAAGTCCGTCGGGTATGCATATGAGTTCCGCTACTACCCAACCATTAGGAACATTTTCCTTGAGCGTTTCAAGTATGAATTCTCTTTCGTGGCCGATGAGAAGCGAAAAGGGATTGATATTGAAGCCGGTCTTACCTGGAATGCTAAGGCAGCTGGAGTAACGTTAAACAACATCACGAAGAAGATGATCGTTCCGATTGAAGACACTCTTCGTGATGAACACTTCACTTGCTTTTGCTTGGAAAGGTACGGTTTGCTGGGTTCAGAAGTTCTGGACCTTTTCAAGGACACTGTTCTCAACACTTCATTGATTGACCTGGAGGGGACTGCGGTTAACATACTCGCAAGGGATTTCTTGTGAGCGTGGCCACGTTGCCTGGATGCATAGATAGGCAATCGGTTCACGGACCGTAATCCTCCCCAAGGCCCTTTAATGAGGC